CATCATTTCGTCTGAGACTTCGCAGGCGAATTTAACACGAACTTCGTGTTTTTCTTTTAGTTGTTCAATATATTCAAATAGAGTAGGCATTTCGTTTCTCCGATACTTTATTTATCTTTGTTTTTAAGGTTCTGGCTGATTAGATTTAATATGGCATTACGGTCTGTAGTTAAATCACCCAAGCCTTGTGGACCATTATCATCTTCTACTTTAGCTGTTTGTGCTAGTTTAGCTGCCTTTAACTGTAAGTCAATCATCTTTAGCTTTTTGTCTAACTTGGCTGTTTTAGCAGTAATAGCATTACCCATCATCGTACTAGCTACTTCAAATATTTTACCAGCATTTCTATCATCCATATTAAAGCCGAGATCCATTAATCTATCATAGCTTTCCATGGCTCTACTAGCATATTCATCTAACTCTCGGTCTTCGGTGTCTAAACCTCTAACTGTAGGTAGTGCTTGATCAATTCTATCTGCTATAGTTAATTGTTCATGTACAAGAGCCATAGATGTTTCTATTGGTTGCGGCGATTCGAACTGCAAAGGAAGTTGATCCTCTGCATCAGATTCAGTTGTTTCTACATTAAAAAAGTCTTCAAGTTTTTTAGTCATCGTTTTTTCGTTCTTTTGGCAGCAGTTCTTGGTTGCCAGTTATTGTATATATCTTCTTCTGTAAGTATTCTAAACTTCATGCCATGCTTTTGGCACCATGCTCTACATGCTTCCCACTTAGCCATATTTAACACTACAGCCGCTTTTTCTTGCTGTGTATTTGCTTCTTCTAGTCTAGCTTGTTTACGTGGCTTAACTTCAATAATTTCACTGATCTTATTACCAGATTTGTCTTGATAAGTGATTAAGAAATCTGGATAGTATGTTGTTTGTTTTCCGGTAAATGGATTAACATAAGGTATGCGTAAACTTTCACTGGCCCAGCCGATAACTGCTGGATGGTTGTCACAGAAACGCATTACTGTTAATTCCCAACTACTACGATACTTTGGACTATTACTACCTATATACTTACTTGGATTGGTGGGTGTAAAGTATCCTTGTGTAAAGTTATACGCCATTATACCACCTGCTGTGATATAAAATCAGGAATAGGATTTTGTTCTAATCGACCAATCTGACTACTATTAGTTCTTCTACTATTTAACTGTTCATATATGTCGTTATCAAATTGAAAATTTTCATCGCTAATATATTTTAAAATTTCATCAGTCGAAAGACTTAACTTAATTGATATTTGATACAATGTTGCCGCTAATGTATGAGCACGATCAACAGTAAAATTCAATGATAATAAGTTGCCGTATATAACATCGTATTTAGATACTTCTATTGCCATTTATCACACTCCGCCTCCTGCAGGCTGTTGAGCATTTACTTGTTGTACAACTTCCGGCTCAGATGTTCTAGTAGTAGGACCAGAACTTTGTTCTTTTTCATTTTCGTAAGTAACACTTTCGTATCTTAAACTTATTTGCCAAGTTAACGCATCACTAGAACTATAATCTAATGTATCATGTTGTACATCGACAATCTTTGGTCGCCATAATGTTACTTCACTTTTATTACTTAAATTTTCTCTTTCTCTGTCTGCCCCATAGAATCTAGTTATAACAATTTTATCTAATGGGCTATCTGCGTTTGTTGCCAATGATTTCATGCCAAAGCCGTCAAAGCCTTTTCGAACACTCTTATCAGATTTTTGAAAACTGCCGCTGATAATATTCATATATTCTGTCATGAACTTTTGAAATCTATTATCTAGCGTATCGGTAAATGAAATGCTTACTGGTTCAAAATTAATTCTTGTAGGTACTGATTGTCGAACATTCCACGCATTAACAACTTCTGTTTCGATGCTGAACTTAGGAAGTTCGATTGTTCTCACCGAATCAAAAATCATTCTAGTCGGAAGTGATTGATATTTACTGCTATAGAATTCGACTTTAAAAAGGTATTTTAGGCGAGCTGCTTTAAGCCCGCCTAAACTATACCATTTCATAGCGTCAGTTAATGCCGCCATGTTGCTCCTTAAGTAGCTTGGTTACCAGCACCAATTGACATTACACCACTAGTTAAAGCGCCAGACTCAGAAGCTGAGACTTGTTCAGTGCCATGGATATCGGCTGCGTCGAAACGAATTTGTAATGTAATCTGCATTACATCACTAGTTGCGTAGTTGTTTTCGCCGTAGTTAGCGTTTTGAATAAAGCAACCATTCATACTCCACGTTTCTAAAACAGTTCCAGGTTGGCTACCGTCTAATTGTTCAATTACTATACCGAACTTATAGTCACGTCCTGCTACTGGAGCACTTTGTAAACCTTGGTTAAGTTGTTTTTGTAATTGTTGAGCGATTTGTTTAGTAACTGTGTTATTAATATCATCGCGAACAGTTAATGTAATAGGTTCCCATGTGTGCTTACCAGCAAGGTAAACCTTGCTGTTGTATGCATCTAATGTAACCTCGTCGTGTGTTAGACTAGGTCTAGTTACACTAATTACGTTCTGTGTTAATTCTAGCGTGGAGCCGTTGCCCAAGCCAAAATTGTATAGTTGTACTCTGAATCGATATTGAAGTTTCGGCATGACCATTGCATTGCCGCCTGCTGTAGGAACTCCAAATTGTGTTAAATCTGCCATGTGTATTCTCCTTGGGCTATTTTATTTATCAAGCTGATAACTCGCCTGTGTTGACTACACGGATCGGAAAGTAAATGAATTCAGCAGCCTTAACTGGCTCAATCGCAATATCAATCCATAGTTCGTTTCTGTCAATTTTAGCAGGTGTGTTGTTCGTTTCATCACAAACAACGATAAAGTCATAGATAGCACGTTTAGCTAATAAGTCGCCTAAGAAGCCATCAAAAACTTGTTTAACATTTGCTCGAGTTACTTTATCATTTGGTTCAAAGATAAACGGACGAGCTAACGGATCAAATCGTTCACGCAAATAAGCAAGTAAACGACTTACATTTACACGATCCAATGCACTAGAAAAACTCTGTAATGTGCGCTGACCAAACACATACAAACCTTGTCCTGGGAAACGAGCGATTGGGTTAATACCAACTCTGCTACCATCACCATACAATGTATCACGTTGACCATTTGTCAATGCTACTGCAATGAATTCGCCTTCGCTGTTTAAATAACCTACATTACTTGCGTTAGTTACAACACCGCGTGTTAAACCAGCTGGAGCAAACCAAGGATAAGCAACTTGGTCATTGTATGCCATTGTACGCAATACTATATGACTTGCTGGAACAACTACATCGTTACCTTCTAAGTCAGTAGCAAGACCACTTGGGTAGTATGCTGCCGCTGTGTTAGTTGCTGTAATTAAACCATCTTCGCCGTTTGATGTTGCATTTGAACCTGTCATCCAATTAATTAATGTTTGACCTTGTGGGGCTAAACGCATAGGAGTGTCAACAACAATGAATGCTGTTTCTTTACGATCTGTGTTTAATGTAACCATTTCATCTAACAGTTCTGGATAACCAGGTGCCGCTAATAATGTGAAATATGTCATTTCTTCACGGATTGTATCGTTGTCTGATACTACCGCTTGCATTGCTCTAACTACAGATTGTCTTTGTGCTTTACGCAACATAAATGGAGTACCATTAGCTCTATTACCGCTGAATGTGTTCCAAACACCAGTTGCGGAACTATACTGTTTTACATTACCTGTAGAAACAATAGCGTTCCAACACATCATACCATTTGGATGTAATGCTGGATCTGGTGCTTCTTCATCGACTAAAGTAGCTACACCACCATCACTGCTATCACTAGCAGTTGATGTTAGATCAGCAAATATAACACCATTAGGAGTTGTTTGATCTGTTGTATCTCTAGCAATCCAATCACTGCCATCATATACATAAATTGCAGGATAATTTTCTAAGTCACTACTGTTAATCCAGATGTCGTTTGTACTTGGACTTGATGGAGATGAAGCGTCGATTGTAACATCACCGCTAACTGGTTCCCAGCCGCCATTGGCTTTGATATATAAGTCAGCTAACAACGCAGAGTTATACCATAATGTGCCATTAGCTGGAGTACCTGTTGGTGCTGTTTCGCTGGCTTGTTCGCCTACTGATTCCCAAGCGGAACCATTGTATACTTTAAGTTCGATGTTAGCAACTCCAGAAGTA